ACGCGAATTACCTGCAGGCATTCACCTCAGGAGTACCTTTTATCAACGAGCGAACCTAAGAGCAGTGGTCAATCTTTTATCAAAATTTCTAGAGAAATGTTTTTGTACAGAGGCATTGACAATTAAATTAAAAGGAAATCTCTTTTTATATTGAACTTCTTTTTTAAACGAGGCCAACAATACAATTGTCTGACTACCACGTCGGCCTTTACGTTCCCATATACCAGACACCCCATTAATAGTAGCAACAAAGCGATTCGCTTTCCCCTTTACTATACCGCCTTTTCTTCCGGGAATATTACCATACTTGTTCAAACGAATATTAACCGGCACCGCGATATGACGGGCTCCTCCAGACGGACGTATAACACCCCCCTTTATTTGGGGTGTTAAATACTTGGCTTGTATAGCGGCGATATATACAGCAGCAACCAACTCCCGCTTATTAGACTTTCTGAATTTAAAACCACGTAATGTAAAGGGGGTAGGATTATTGAGTGTCCCTGGGGCCTTCTCTTTTAGATCCCGAGTAGCCATAAAAGCAGTATCATTGAGGCCTTGGGATGTGGCGAATGGAATCTGCTTTCTTTCAATTTTCGAAAGCTTCCGGGTAAGGTCCTTCAAATCATCTTTTATGCTAATTTCAAACGCCATATTTCCAATTCTACTCCTATACAATTAAAAAAATAACAGGTTACCCCCAGTTACCCCGGTTACCCCCTTACTTGCTCAAAGGGGTAACCGTCGGAAAGCGAGGCGCGGCAACACTTTTGAAAATTAGTTACCCCGGTTACCCCTTTAAATATATATATTTATATATAAGTAAAAATAAAAGGGTATATATAGCTCTGAGCTTCTCTAGGGAAAAGGGAAAAAGGGGGTAACTGGGTAACTGGGGGTAACTGGGTGTTTTTCTTTAATGAAATCAATTGGTTATTGGAGTTACCCCTTTTCGCTAAGGGGGGTAACTTTGCCCAAGGGGGTAACCGATTACATCTGATTCTTGTATAAATTCACAAGATCGGTTGGAGAAATCTCGTGCATGGTCTTATATTTTTCGATATTTCTTATTGCCCAAATGTACAATTTTTTTGTTTTTTTATCCTCTTTATATGAGCATTCGAATTTTTCAGCCCCATATTTTTTCAGCAAGACCCCGGCTCGAGCTGGATTCTTGATACCTCTTTCGGCGAATTTTTCGATAATCTCAGCAACAGTAACAAGGTCATTATCAAAGGGCTCTATATGCGCCGCTATCGCTTCATGAATAGCAACCTCCATACCGGAAAGGCTCATAGCACCAATTTCCCTTCTGTACTCCGTCTCTGGGGCTCCTCCACCGTGCCTGAATGAAGTTACGTCTCGTCGAAGTAGCCAGCCGGCCACAGCCTCGTTTCCTCCTTCATATAACCACTTCCAAAAATCAATATAATATTGCTCATCCTTCCTAGCCATTCCACACCACAAGCAAAAGTATCGCGTGTCGCCTTTCGTCCTAATAGAAATAGCATCAGGCTCATTACTAAAGAATACGATTGAAACGACGTTGTGAATTTCATATTGGCGCATTCCTTTAGGATTTATATGAAGGAATTTTGGTGGCGCTGCACAAAGGGGTTTTAATTGATTTTCATAAGTGCGTTTTTCATAGTTCATTATCTCCTCGACCATTATGAGCTTTTTGCCGTTGAGAAATTCATTATGAGCATTGTGCATTTGTTCGGCTTGGGGGTGGGAGACGTTTTGCGATCCAAAATATTCAACAATAGGGCAAAAGGCAGTATCTTTACCAATTCGAGGAGTCCCAGCCATTAGGATTTGATGATTAATTTTAATCCCTGGACGTTGCATGGTAAAAGCCATCCAATTCAATAAATGTTCCCGTTGCTCCTCGTCAGGGATTAAATATGCCATATGCAACAACCATGGCGTAACGTCTCCTTCAGTCGTTTCCATAGTAGGCTCAACATACAAATTTAGTTTATTGGTATTACCTTCCTTAAGGAGACGGCCAGCACCAGGTAACCAAGTCACAGTGTCCACGATTATTGCTGTTTCCTCGAGTAAGAAAGATTCATGAGCCTTTGGGCCATTCTTTCCTCCGGGGAATTGCTTTAAATGAATATTATTAAAAACGGTTGGGGTCATAAATATTCCACTAAGCCCATCAAAATATCGGTCTTGATCTTTCACATAGGCATATTGCTTAGTTAAAAAATCAGCTCCTCTTATATTGAACAACAATGGTTGCTTAACATTCGTATCACGCCACATTTTCCGAAAATATTTTTCAGGGAAACGTTGTTCATTTATCTTACCATGCTCAAACAGGTATAGAGCGCCCAACGTTTCTTCTTCACTCAGCCCACGACCTTTCAGCATCGCCAATAATGTCATGTCATATCCGGACCGGCTTGTGTCTGCTTGATTCTCTGTTGGCGTACCTTCCCAAAGCGCCGCGACACGTCCATCATTGTCCAATAGCAATTGGAGTTTTTCGTTGTCCTTACTAATCGCTGTTTTGGCTTCTTCCTTTATCCCTCCTACCCATTTTATGAGTTGGTTTGGTTTATAGCGCACCCCATTAGCAAGAACAGTGCTACTTTGCGATTGTTCGTAGCCCGCGCGGATTTTTTGCGGTGTTGGATAATTAATCATATCAGGATAGCGCATAACGCGATCTACATTATGGCAATTATCTCCGCCGAGCTTTTTTTGAAGTGCTATGTTTATTTGTTCAGCCAATTCAATATTCCCAGCATCAGCATCAAGCGGTTTTTCATAATACCAATAAACAGCATAACCATTTCCACTATCAATAATCGCGCTGGGCTTTAAATCCAAATCATCAATCAGCGCTTTTATACGCGTTCTTTCTTTTTCGCGGTTTTTATTTTTATCAGGGTCAATATCTACCCATGCTGCAAGAATTTCTTTGATATCATTTTTGGTGGCTTTCTTCTTGATTGGTTTGGGATTGTTGACGGTGAAATAAATATTGAATCCTTTGCTGTTTAAATCCTGGGCCCATTTCTTGGCTTTTTTCTTTTCATCAAAGGGCTCCGCCTTTATTGTTTCTTGCCCCATTGGGTCGATTGCGACTAGGTGTATGATTTTGTTTTTGTAGAAGGTATTTATGAAGTTCATTGCAACACCTGATATAATGAATGGTATGCTCTATCGAGTAACCATTGTTTGTCCACCAGGCCGACCATTATCGCATCCTCGTTTTTGAAAATTAAAATTTCCCTTCCAACACCAAGAATTAATAAAGATAGGCCACCTTTTTCATAATGATTTTTCAACCACAAACGTTGCGCGAGAGTATAATGCTGAATTCTTAATATCCCTCCGCGAACGGGCCAGCGCTTCGCATACTTCGACTCAGCCCAAGCAGGGATGCTATTATATAGTAGATAGCTGTCTGGTATCCCGGTCCCTGTTGTTGGACTTTCTATATCTTGGATGAAAACGTCTTTGTACTTACTTTTCACCCGCGCTTTTAGATTCGATTCAGACATAAGCCGTTGATTTCCGAGAAAATAAAAAAAGAGTTTACTTTATAGTAAACCTATACTAAGCTTACGCCCTCGGCAAGTAAATAAAATTTTTTGGGAGAATAATGGCATGTCAAACTTTATGAAATTCAAAACAGCAGTAAGTACTCAACTCGATACCTTATCAAGGCATGAATTGTTTCGTGTAGATATAGATAAGGATGAATTGTGGGAGATGTATCTCAACAGCTTCCCTGAAGGTACAAATCCCATCTATAAGGAACGTACTGAAAACGATTGCCAATGTTGTAAACAATTTATCCGAGCAATGGGCAATGCGGTTGCTATTATAGACGGCGTGTTAGTTTCGGTCTGGGATATAAATGTTGAAGGACATTATCAAGTTGTTGCTGATGCGCTTTCTGCTTTAATTAAACGAAAAGAAATAAACAACACCTTCCTACATACAGAGCAGAATGTTGGAACTGATTTCAATCACGATACGCTGGACGATGGAACGGTTATCAAATGGGAACATTTCCACTACAAGCTCCCCCTCAAATTTGTAGTGCCTGGCAGTGATATTGGAAACACATTATCAAACAGGCGAAGCAACAAGGAGGTATTAAAAAGGGGCCTTGATGAAATTACTGTTGATGCCCTCGAGGCTGTTCTAGAATTGATTGAGCAAAAATCAATCTATAGAGGTGACGAGTACAAAGCACCATTGGAAACATTCCTCAAGTATAAAAGAAAATATGATGCTCTACCTGTTCAAGCCCAAGATGGCCTTTGTTGGTTGTGGGCTTTACAACTCGGAGGATTGGCCAAAATTAGAAACATGGCTATAGGAACTTTGTTGATTGCTATATCAGAAGGAGTCGATCTTGAGGTGGCAGTGCGTAGTTTTGAAATCATGGTCGCACCTACAAATTATAAGCGTCCAACCGCTTTAATAACTAAGGGTATGATTGCCAATGCTCAAAAGAAAGTTGAAGAGTTAGGCATCAGTGATTCGCTACAACGACGATATGCCGTAGTGGAAGATATCAAAATCAATAATGTGTTGTTTGCAGATCGGTCTGTGAAGAAAGCGCTGAATGTATTCGAGGAGCTGGCATCATCAATAGCTGACAACTTCAAATGGGATACAATTAATGAAGTGGACGTAGAGACTTTTGTCCATTCCATTTTACCAGCAGCAGACAGCATCGAGTTACTACTAGAGAATCATCACAGCAATAACCTTATGAGCTTAATCGCTCCAGTGAATGAAGACTCTCGACGCATATTCAAATGGGACAATAATTTCTCCTGGGCTTATAACGGAGAAGTCGCTGACTCGATTAAGGAGCGCGTGAAGAAAGCCGGTGGAAATGTAAATGGTGTATTGCGCTGTTCATTGTCCTGGTTTAATTATGACGATTTAGATATACACGTAAGAGAGCCGGATGGGAATCATATTTATTATGGGAATAGATCTGGACACTCTACGTCCGGAGCGCTTGATGTTGATATGAATGTAAGTCCCGGTGGCTCGCGCAACGCGGTTGAGAATATAGTCTGGACAGATAAATATAAAATGCTCAAAGGAATTTATGAAGTCTTCATCAACAATTACTCGAGGAGAGAAACGATTGATGTTGGATTTGATGTCGAGATTGAATTTGGCGGAACGATACACACATTCCATTATGACAAGGCTGTGAAAAATAATGTTCCTGTTGCTAAATTCAAATATTCAAAAGAAGCGGGAATTGAATTTATCGAGTCATTGCCCTCGACCGAAGCATCAAAGGAAATATGGAACATCACGTCACAAAAATTCCATAAGGTTTCGATGATAATGAATTCTCCGAATCATTGGGATTGGAAAGCGAGTGGCAACAAGCATTTATTCTTTATCTTGGAGGGATGTAAGAATGATAGTAAGGCAAGGGGATTTTTCAATGAATTCCTAAAAGATGATTTGAGGGAACATCGCAAGGTGTTTGAAGTTCTTGGATCTAAGATGAAAACGGAAATGTCTGATGACCAATTAAGCGGTCTGGGATTTTCCTCAACGCAGAGAAATCATATTTTCTGTAGAGTAGTTGGCAAGTTCACCCGTGTTATTAAAATAAACTTTTAAGGAGAACATCATGTTTGAAAAAGCAAGCAGGTTACATTTACGCTTCACAACAGCCCTGGGCAATCTTTCTGTTGAAGATTTATGGGAGTTGCCATTAATACATCATCTCGAGTCACTCGATACTATCGCAAAAGACCTCAACCGAGCCATAAAGGAATTAGGCGAGGAGAGCTTTGTTGAAACAAAAAGTGATATGGATGCTGTGCTCAACCTCAAGTTTGATATTGTCAAACACATCATCGCGGTTAAGCTGGCTGAAAATGAAGCCAGCCGTAATGCTCTCGAGCGTAAGGCGAAGAAGGAAAAGATCATGGCCATCATTGCTGATAAGCAAGATGATGAGCTTAAGGGTAAGGGTATTGATGAATTGAAAGAACTATTCAACAGTTTGTAATTTTGTGGGGGCTCCTCGAGCCCTCGTCTTAAGGAGAAATGCCATGAATAGCATTTGGGAAGATATATTTGGTAGCTCATTACACGCCAACAACACCGGGGTGTTAACTGACGAGGACTATACACAAGCGAATGATGCCTGTGCTAAATTTTGTCGTGGTGCGTCGGAAAAATTACAGGCTACATTCAAAGCCTCATTCCTTCGCAATCGAATCGAACGAAAGTTGTTGGCGTGATTGTAGTAATCGCATCCAAGCAGGATCAATTCAATCAGATGATGCGATATTGGGTTGCGCCTATAGATCGTAAAAAATTCTTGCGCGTTCGAGATGAACGCGACTTACATGGCTGTGAAATTACTGAAGTAATAAGAATCGGGGATTATTGGGAATTGAGAAATTATCAAATGTTATTTGAAATGGCAATTATGATAAGAGATAGAAAAGAGGAGAACAAACCATGAACACTGGGCCACAAAAATTTATATCATTATTAGGCTATCGTTGCAAAGATAAAATAACCGGCATCGAAGGAGTCATCACTTCAATCAGCTTCGACCTTTATGGTTGTATCCAGGCCGTAGTGGATTTAGGTCTAGATAAAGACGGCAATCAAAAAAAGGGTGGGTGGTATGATGTTGGGCGATTGACAATTATTAGTAAAAAGCCTGTAATGGAACAGCCTGACTTTCATGCCATTAATAGTCCCATTGCTGAAGGTAAAAAAGGACCCGCAGAGAAACCATCGCCATGAAGCCTATAGAAAAAGGGTGCTCAGCAATGGTAATTAATGCCGGGCCTCGGAACACTGGCAAAGGCGTAACTGTCGGCAATTTTGTTGGCACCCGAGAGCGAATGCGTTATAATGATTTATGGGAAGTTGATATTGATATATTCGCTAGGGAAATAATAGGCCCAGTCAGCTTCCCTGTAGTAGTAAATGTCGTTCCGGAATCTATGCTCATACGCATTGACGGTTACGAGGAGGAGGAAAAAGAAAATGCTGAGATACACTGCCATGTCTAATTACCAAGCCTTTCGGTGGCTCTTGAGATTTGACTCGGAAGCTAAGTTGTTTTGGTTATGGGCTTTTTTGTTACAAGCAAATCTATCCGAGTGCGTGGGTGATAACCTCTACCCATATGCGCGAGGGGCTCAAGCTATACTTTGAGCATAAAATATTAACAGGCGGTTTCCTTACTGCGGTTTTATCTAACGATTTACTAACTGCGGCTTCAAAAGCTGACGATATCAATAAATATAAATTGCATGATTATTGTACTTGGTTATATAATCATGCCCCAATGGGAAGTTACGGAAGCCCGGAGGCAGTGAAGCAATGGCTAGGACGATAACAGAGCTCAAAGGCCGCATCAGGCTCCTAGAAAAGGAACTCCTGGCATGTCGCCTCAACCGTAAATTTCTTTATAAGGTGATTAATTATTATAGGCGCCCATGGTGGATGAAGCTTCTTGATTACTTGGAGATTAATTATGACTGAATTTGAAAAATTCAAAAATAGTCTCCCTGAATCTCACTGGGCAAAGTATGATATTAGTGCCGTCCGTCTAGGATTCGAAGCTGCTACTGATGCAGCCTTAAAAATTATAAGTGACTATAGAAATGAAGGTCATGGACTGCAAACTTATTTAGCCAGTAATGAATTATATAGAAGAATACAGGAGGGCAAATTATGACTGATAAACAACAAATTGGACGCCTTGCCATGAGGCAGGAAGGTGGAAATTGGAATGCTTATTACGCATTACCAGATAATATGGATGGGGCTGTTTTTCTCGGTTCGATTCGAATGACGGCCATTCTTAATAATGATGAACGAAAAAATGCCTTTATGGATATGATGCGCGATATTGTGTCTGACATTATTGAAAATGAAACCGGAGTAAGGCCCGTATGGGGTGGGCCAACAGGCGCACCAGAACATGAGCGATCTGGTAACGCGTAATGTATAAAACGAAACCATACAAGCATCAACGCAAAGCGGTTAATCGCCTTATAAAGGAGGATAACTTTGCGTTGTTTATGGAGATGGGTACAGGGAAGACTAAAATTATTATTGATGATGCCTCCTACCGCTACGAGCGCGGATTGATTGACACGCTTATTATTGTTTGTCCTAATGGACTTCAATTAAATTGGATGAATCGTGAATTGCCTGTACACATGGCTGCTGAATATAAAGTAGCTGTCTGGGGCACCACGACTAAGGAGAAGCGAGCCTGGTATGCATTATATGACGAACGAGAAAAGCTCCGCGTTTTTATTATCAACATTGATCAGCTTTCTCGAGGGGAAGGGGAAAGGATATTGTCGAAAGTGCTTCGCTCTGCGATAGGAGCGATATTGGCGGTGGATGAATCGCAGCGAATAAAAAACCATAAAGCGAATTGCACAAAAGCATTATTACGACTGGGTCCAGAAGCAACATACAAAAGGATTCTCAGCGGAACGCCAGTGACCCAGGGGCCATTGGACTTGTGGAGTCAAATGCGTTTCCTAAACCCCAAGATCCTTCCCTTTAAAACATACACAGCATTTAAGCACAATTACGCAATTATCACTATTGTAAAGGTCGATACCAACCGGCTGGGATTCTTTGAGAAGATTACCGGGTACAAAAACCTCGACCAATTACGAAAATACATAGCACCTTATTCCTTTATCGTTAAAAAGAAGGATTGTTTGGACTTACCTAAGAAGCTGTTTGAAAACATCTATGTCCCGTTGACAGCTCAACAAAAGCGAATCTATAAGGAGATGGTGAGAGAGGCTGTGGCTGTAATTAAAAACCCTCCTTCTCATATGACTCCTGAAGAAATGATTTTATGGGCGATGGATAGTAAAGGGCGCATCACTGCGGCGAATGGCCTGGTAAAATTATTGCGTTGTCAGCAAGTCCTAGGCGGTTTCGTAAAGTCAGAAGACGGAACTGTTGAGCGTCTCGACAATAATCGCTTAACGATTTTATTGGAACAATTGGGCTTATTGGCGGATGATGCTAAAGTTATTATTTGGGCTCGATTCGTCGAGGAAATAAAAGCATTGAAGGAATTGCTTGGTGATGAAGCGGTTACCTATTACGGAGCAGTTAACACGAAAGACAGGGACACTGCTGTAACCGCTTTTCAGGAAAATCCTGACATACGTTATTTCATAGCCCAACCCGCCAGCGGCGGAGTTGGCTTAACGCTTACCGCAGCGAGTTATGTTGTTTGGTATAGCATGGACTATTCCTTGGAACATTATCTCCAAGCGAATGATAGAGCGCATCGAATAGGTCAAACGAAAAATGTTACATACCTACATTTGGTGAGTCCTAAGACGCTGGACGAAAGGATACTGACAGCATTAACTACTAAGAAACGGATTGCGGAGGAACTAATATGACAGCATCATTTATCCAACCTGAATCCCCACCAACGCTCTCGACCGAGCAGCTGGGCCGTCTTGGGGAATTGGCCAACAAGCAAGTCGATCTTGAACAAGCGGTAGTGACTGCTGAAGAGCATGTCAAAAAAATCAAGAAAGATTTGGCGGTGGTGGCGGAGCGAGATATACCAGAGCTCATGACGGAAATCGGCCTTCAAAGTGTCAAGACAGAAGATGGTCACGAAATCTCTATCAAAGATATTATGAACGCCAGCATCAGCAAAGACCGAAAGCCAAAAGTCATTAAATGGTTAATGGCCAATGACCTCGAGTCTTTAATCAGTGTGGATGTCATTGCGAGTTTTAGCAAGGGCGATACAACAGAGGCCAATGATCTTTTATCAATGCTTGTTGATGAAGGATATCAGGCCAACTCTGATGAAAAAATTAACACATCCAGCGTCAAGGCTGCTGTTAAGGAACTCATCGAACAGGGCGCTGAAATTCCGTTCGCGTTACTCGGAATAAACATCGTCAAAAAATCAATAGTCAAATGAGGCAATAAACCATGGCAGCAAAAAAGAAAGCAGTAGCAAAGAAAGATCAACTCCCGGCTAAAGTAGTCAATCTGGCGGCTGATGCTGGGATGGGTTTGGAGGGCGCTAACAAAGATAGCTTTGCCATTCCTTATCTCGGCATCTTACAGCAGCTCAGTCCGCAAGTCGATTCTGATGATGAGGCGTATGTTAAAGGCGCGAAACCCGGCAAGATGTTCAATTCTGTTTCGGGTGAGGTGTATGATGGCGTCGTTGTCCTCCCAGTCGCGTACAAGATGGAGATTCTTGAATGGATACCTCGTTCTGAAGGAGGTGGCCTGGTCGGTCGATACGAGGTGGGTGATGAGCCAGCATACAAGATTGTTGATGGTCGCTGGAAGACGGAAGACGGTCACGACCTCAGCGACACGCGTATGCATTACGTGCTTATTTTGAAGAAGGATGGCTCATTTGAACCGGCTGTTATTAGTATGGCCAGCAGCCAAATCAAAAAGTCCAAGCGCTGGATGACAATGATGCAGAATTTCAAAGTCACCCAAGCAGGCCAAACATTTACTCCGCCGACGTTCGTTGTTAAATACGAAATGGGCTCTATAAAGGAGGAGAATGATAAGGGCAAATGGCATGGCTGGACAATTAAAAATCTCGGAGTACTTACGGAAGATGAGATGAATCTTTATGCAGCCAGTAAAGAATTCCACAGCGCAATTATTGGCGGTAGAGTAACCACTGCCGATCCTGCGCCTGAAGCTGAAGCTGACGATAACTTTTAATTTTAACCACAACGCCGAGGAGGCAAACAATGAGTAAACAGAAAGAGAAATTGCAAGAAACCCTATCCAGCCTGACCAGCAACAAAGCTGAGTTGATGGAAAAAATGCCTGGTCTTAAGGACGCCAAAAAAGCAGCAAAGGCGGCTCTCATATCAGCCACTACTCGATTCAACTTTCGTGATAAGGAGTTGAAGAAAGTGTCGAAGGCGCTGACACTCCTTCGAAGCAAAATTGCTGCTACACGTTTGAAAATTAAGGCATGCAAAAAAGGCTAGAAAAACTAGGCTATAAGATACTACACCGGGAGTCCGGTGTAGTATTTCTAAACAAAGGTAACTCCGGGAATGCGGTGTTGGCTGATGGGACAATTCGCACGATGTCCACTTTGGACGTTCAACGACTTAAAAATGGTGAGGAACTTAACATGAACCGTTACTATACTGAAAAGCAGCTCCAAGACAAAAGTAGCAAAGAGTTGGTAAAGATATATAACACCAACAATCCGGATAAGCCAGTGAAGAAATTTGCTGACAAGAAAAAGGCCGTCAAGCGCGTATTCGATACGCAACCAGAGCCAAAGAACACGGATGCTACGAAAAAATCGAAGTTCCCCTTGACCATGAAGATATACAAAACGGGCAACGGGAAATTCAATCAGGGCTCCTTGCGCGAGAGTTGTCACAATATCATTAAGGACGGGATGACGCTCAAACAATATCTCGAAGCAGCAGCCAAAGCCAGCCCTTCTATAACGGAAGGGAAAGCGAAAGCCTGTTTGCAAAAAATGCTGGCTCATCCCACGACCCCATCCGTGCGAGTTGAAGAATGATAATTGTCGGTGGCGGGTTATCTGGATGCCTGGCGGGAGTATTAACGCCAGGCGCGCAGGTGTTTGAATCTTCCGAAACGATACCGGACAATCACAAAGCTGTATTGCGATTTAGGGAACGGAAGATTTCAGACGCCACAGGCATTCCCTTTAAGGAGGTAACTGTCAACAAGGCAATCTGGTATCAAGGCGAGGAGCATCCACCAACTCCGAGGCTTTGTAACAAGTACAGTCGAAAGGTCGCGGGGCGAATCCTCACGCGGTCAATTTGGGATTTGAAGCCGGTCCGACGTTACATTGCGCCTCACGATTTACATCACCTGTTAGCGGATTGCCTCGGAAACCGATTACATCTTGGTAAAAGGATTGATGCCTCTGATGTTGCTTGGAATACTGTGCCGGTTGTTTCAACAATCCCAATGCATATGTTGGCGAGCGCTTTGGGGATGACTATTGATCAGGATTTCCGCTTTGAGCGGATTGAAGTTTCACGATATAAAGTCAGCAATGCGGATGTTCATCAGACAATTTATTATCCAGCATTGAGCCTGAGTGTGTATCGCGCTACGCTTACCGGGGAAGACCTGATTGTTGAAAGCACTGGGGATATTAACCCACCCGATCTTAACACGGTGCTTGAAAGTCTCGGACTCGTCGCGGGCGACGTCGAGTTGGTTGAGCAAGCGCATCAGCAATATGGAAAAATTGCACCCATTGATGAATTGGCGCGTAAGCAGTTCATTTTCCACACCACCATTAATCACAATATCTTTTCATTAGGCCGATATGCTATATGGAAAAATATATTGTTGGATGATGTGTATGACGATCTATTAAAGATCAAATCTGTCATCAGTGATGGTCATTATAAAATGTTATCAGGAGATTGGCATGGCAAAAGTTAAACTAATAAACTACACCCCGGATGCGCTTGAGCTTTTGCTCTATACAAAGAACACGCGCCTACAAGGAGCCCAGAGCCTCGAGGAAATAAAAGCATGGTCATATGAACACAAGTTGGTAGAACTCAGTTACATGCGAGACACAATTCAAAGTAGTTGGGAGTTTGCTACTTATGTTTTTGAAATTACTGAAGTGACTCGAGCCTTTACCCATCAGCTCGTAAGGACTCGGACGGGAAGCTATGCTCAACAGTCGCAGCGAACGGTCGATGTGCGTGAAATGGGTTATGAGTCTACTGGTGATCGAATACTTGATAGCCACGGTATAGAAACTGCTATTGCCTTATATGGAGAGGCCATTGATAACGGTATCCCTGTCCAAGATGCACGCGGCGCGTTGCCGATAAATATGCACACGGAGATTATTGCGCAGTTTAATTTACGAACATTGCATAATATGGCAGAAACCCGGCTCTGTACTCGAACGCAAGGCGAGTACCAAGAAGTTTTCAAAATGATGAAAGCGGAAGTGGTTAAGGTTAATCCGTGGGCTGAAGAATTTATCGAGGTCTTTTGTGTCAATTATGGCACGTGTTGTTTCCCTCGATATAAGGAATGCCCAATCCAAAGATATGTGGTAGACGTTTCGCCATCCCGCAAACAGCATATAAAAAATTTATGGGATGAAACTAATCATGAAGCAATTCCAGTTGCTAAAGATGGGAGGACAATGTAGTGGATATTCAATACTTTTTCGCGTTAGGAATGGACAGGGTCATTCCGCATTTACTGGAACAACAGCCCAGCACGTTGTGCCTTAATTTAGGCGCTGGTAATAAAATTGTCCCTGGGGCGATTGATCTGGATTATCCGGATTGGGATGCTGATAAAGATCCAATCCCTTTTGAGGATGGATGTATCTCTACAATTCATGCCTATCATTTTCTCAAGCATGTTGCGGACCCTGTTAAAGTATTACAGGAATGTCAGCGCGTATTGCGTCCGGGGGGCGTTTTGAATATTGTCGTTCCATACTACTCGAGCCAGATGGCAGCGCATGACCTAGACCACAAGCATGCGTTCTGCGAGGATACTTGGAAAATTTTATTCAGCAATCCGTATTATGATAAGAATAAAATTGATTGGCAATTTCGTATCCATGCCAACTTCATAATGGGAATCGCTGAACGTAACTTGGCGCTATTTACACAACTGGTGAAGACATGTCCACGATAATATTCGACATTGATGGAACGCTATCCAATCATGACCACCGGGTTAAATATGTCCAGGGAAAGAAAAAGGATTATGATATGTATCATAGCCTTTGTGGATTGGATTTGCCTCATAGACCTGTGACAAAAATTCTAGATTCCCTGAAACAGGCTGAGTTTGAAATCATTCTCCTGACAGGTCGTCCTGAAAAATATCGCAAGGAAACAATATGTTGGTTGGCTGATTTTGGCATCCCATTCGATCTATTAATTATGCAGGCTGATAATAATACAAGCCAACCCTCGGCAGAATTTAAGCATGAAGTTTATGAAGCGCTTCAAAGAGATTGCGATCATAAAATTGTCGCGGTTTTCGAAGACAGGCAAAAAATAGTGGACATGTGGCGTAAAAATAATGTGTTCGTTTTTCAATGTGGTAAAGGAGACTTGTAATGACAACTGAAACAGTACCAAAGAAGCTACGCAACGCGGCTAAGGTATACGAGGAGCGCAACAAGCTGTATAAGGATAACTACAAACGTCATGGTGACGTAATGGAAGCGTTATTCCCGGTAGGCATTGCGCTTAATGACCCGGACACCCATAACCGCTTCGCAGTATTCACGCAAATTGTCGCGAAGGTAACGCGCATTGCGGCGAACTTCGAACAAGGCGGGCATTCCGATTCGAATATGGACTTGAGCGTGTATGCCCAAATGCTGGATGAGCTTGACGATGATAGTTCTCGATAATGAAACGACTGGATTGTTGGTGCCTAGCGTCGCGCCGTTAGAACAACAGCCACACATCACGGAAATTTACGCACTAAAATTGGATGATAAATTCAAGCCTGTGGGTGAGTTTGAAAGTTTTGTGAAGCCTCCCGTCCCAATCCCAAAGGAAGTAATTAAAATTACCGGGATAACAGACGACATGGTTGCTGGCGCACCAACATTCAAAAAGCTATTCCCGGAGCTGGCTGAATTCTTTTTAGGGGAGCGCATTTTGGTAGCGCATAATTTGTCATTCGACTTAGGTTGTTTGTATTGCGAGATGATGCGCATTGATAAGGTGGCCAGCTTTCCTTGGCCACCCGTTCATCATTGTACGGTCGAAATGAGTATGCATTTAAAAGGGCGCAGGCTCCATTTGTTTGAGCTATATAAAATGGCGACTGGTAACGAGATGAAAGAGGCTCACCGCGCCAAGGCGGATGTGTTAGCGCTCGCGGAATGTTATAAATGGCTGAGGAAATGGTATGATGAATAAAACTCAATCATATCTCCATAGCAAAATTCCGTTTGGGATAATGCGTAAGATTGAAGTTGACTATGATACCGGGTGCTGGTTATGGTTGGGTGAAAAAAATCGTAACGGCTATGGACGAGCGTGGTGGAAGGGTCAACGCTTTATGGTTCATCGTTTAGTCTGGATGCTATTAGGTAGACCGTTGGATGATGATAAAATTCTTGACCATTTGTGCTCGGTTCGTAATTGCTGTAACCCAACGCATATGTCAGCCGTAACGCACCAACATAATACTCACCGTGGTAAAGCGGTATTGTTTAAATGAATCAGGAAAAAATTGAATCATTTATTGAGGCCATTGCTAATAATGGAAGCGGGTTTATTGTCTCAGTAATTCTTTTGACTTATGGCATATTGCCTTTATATGAAGCAGGCATTTTAGTGAACCCAATTGTGATGACATTAATATTCACAGCCATCTCAATTATTAGATCGTATCTTTGGCGCAGATTTTTTAATGCAGGATTACATAAATTTATACATAATTTTTTACGGAGAATATACAATGGGAATTAATGAACTACAAAAACAGCAGTATGATTGGGTCGAACGTATGGATTGGCACAACAAGACTGTTCTGGAAGCTTTGGCCTTGGTCGCGTCTGAGGTTGGTGAGGCTGTTAATGAATGTCGTGGGGAGACTCCTACAGAGAACTTTGGAACGGAACTCGCTGACATTATCCTTAGAGTTGTGGACTTGGCTGAGTGGCAAGGGATTGATCTAGAAGAAGTCATTTGCAAAAAAATGGCCCTCAATGAAATCAACGGAACCAAAGGCCGTCGGATATGATAGAGGCAATTCTCATTTTGCTGGTGTTGGTACTTATTGTTCTGATAACTCCTATGCTTAGGATGTTAATTGTCCATCGAAATTATATGCGGGCAATGAATCTTTCTGACCGACTTGGGCCGCCATTCAATACAATTTGGCATTCTGAAAATGACCCTGTACAAGTATATGACAGGCTTTATAAAGATATGACCAAATGGACATTCAACCAAATGTTCCCGGAATTTAAAAATGATAAGCATTAAAACAGAATACAGCTTCCGAAAAGTATTTGGCCATATTGATAAAGTGGCGGAGCGTTGCGCAGCCGTCGGATTAAAAGCTGCGGCGATTGCTGACTATGATAATACCTTTGGGCATGTACAATGGCGCAAGTCTTGCGAGAAGCATGGCATCCACGCTTGCTATGGCGTTACGCTCCGTGTTTATGTCGGAAAACTCGAGAACGAACGCAAAGCGGATTTTATATGGACAACATTCATTGCTCAAAACAATAAAGGGCTAAGGCAAATCAATGAGCTGGTTTCCGAGGCATATGCAAATTTCTATTATGTCCCAAGGTTAAGCTCGCATCGTCTTTTCGAAATGTTGCCAACTTTAAAAGATAACATGGTAATGTTTAGTCTTAAAAATACTTTGGCGCCTGATACTCAATTTATCCCGAGGCATGACGACAGGCCATTTCATGTATGGGCTGGTTTTGATAATTACTATCCAGAGATTAAAGATCGGATTGTGTATGAACTTAGTGCGGAGCGTTTCGAAACCAAAACAACGCCGCAACATATATTAACTAAAGAGGAATGGCTTGAGATATTCCCTCACCGTGATTCTGTTTGGGATGATACTCAGGACTTGTTGTTATCCTTTGATGCTCAATTAACTAAAGCGCCTTTGCTACGGTTTCCGGATAAATTCGATATCAGGAAGCAATGCAAGATTGGTGCAAAATTGAGAAACATAGATTTGACCGACCCAGTATACAAAGCGCGTATGAATCGCGAATTGTTATTGATTAAGAAAAAAGATTACATTGATTATTTTGCGGTCGTTGCGGACCTTATCAACTACGCGAAGGAACATATGCTGGTCGGCCCTAGTCGCGGAAGCAGCGCGGGCTCCTTGGTTTGTTACTTGTTGGGCATTACTGAAATTGATCCTATCCCTTACGGATTAATATTTGAACGCTTTATTGACGTAACTCGTTTGGACTTGCCTGATATTGATATTGACTTCCCGGACGATAAGCGTTGGATGGTAATTGAATATTTGGAAAATAAATATGGGAAAGCCAACATTGCTCATATCTGTAACATCAGCCGGCTGAAGCCTAAATCAGCCATTGGGGAATTTGCGAAAGCGCTACAAATCCCCACGTATGAAACGCAGCCTGTGAAGGATGCGATTATTGAACGGAGCGGAGGAGATGCGCGCGTTGCTATGTGCATAAAAGATACGCTCGAATCGACCGACGCAGGAAAAGAATTTATTAAAAAATATCCGCCCATGGCATTAGTGGAACATATTGAAGCCCATGCGCGTCATAGCGGAGTTCACGCAGCGGGGATTATTGTTTGTAACGACCCGATTACTAAATATGTCGGCTTCAATAGTCGCGACAATGTTGCGATGGTTGATAAGAAAGATGCGGAAGAACTGAACCTATTGAAAATTGATATTTTGGGATTGCGCACGCTTACAATATTGGAACAAACCCTAGAGCAAATTGATAAAGGATTTAATTGGCTATACAATTTGCCTTTAGATGATGCTGATACCTTTACAGTATTTAATAACATGCGCCTCGCAGGAGTATTTCAATTTGAAGGATACGCGCTACAATCGCTAACACGCCAAATGGAGATAACAGAATTCAATGACATCGTAGCAATAACATCATTAGCGCGTCCCGGTCCGTTACATTGTGGTGGTGCAACCGACTTCATTGAACGTCGAACGGGACGCAAGCCGATTAAATATTTGCATGATTCAATCATTCCTTATACTGAGGAGACGTTTGGTACAATCGTATACCAAGAACAAGTCCTGCAAATAAGTCGCGAAGTTGGAAAGTTGAGTTGGGAAGATACAAACCAATTACGTCGAGCGCTGAGCAAAAGTCTTGGTGATGAATTCTTTAATAAGTACAAAGTCAAATTCCTAAAAGGAGCTAAGGAAAATGGCATGGAGGAATCGGAAGGTATTAAGATATGGGAGAACATGTGTACATTTGGCTCTTGGGCATTTAATAAATCGCACGCGGTTAGCTATGGGCTTATCAGTTATTGGACAGCATATTTAAAAGCGCATTACCCGTTGGAGTTTGCTGTTGCGATGCTCAACAATGTTCGCGATGACTCCCAGGGAGTGAAACTGTTAAGGGATATGGTTGAGAATGAGGGGTTGAAGTATAAGCCTGTTGATGCTGAATATTCTATGGGGACCTGGTCTGTTAATGACGGGCTCTTGATCGGAGGGCTTGTCAATTTAAAAGGAATTGGCGCGAAGAAAGCTCAACAAATAATCGACCGGAGGAAAAAAGGATTAAAATTAACACCAGCAATCCAAAAGATAATCGACAAAGCGGAAACGCCATACAATGACATCTTCCCGGTCCGGAGCCGGTTTGCTGATTATTACAAAAACCCGAGCGCATATAATATAAACAGCACCGGCCTATCGTATCTAAAAGACGTTCAAGAGGATGGCTCATACATTTTTATCGGATTACTCGTTGACCGAAACTTGCGGGACCTTAATGAGTATGGGAGCGTTGTTAAGCGCGGTGGAAAAATAATCAAGAAAAATAATCTGTTCCTGAACTTTACGGTCGAAGATGATACAGACAGCATCATCTGTACTATCGACCGATACAAATATCAGGCGATGGGAAAGACGATAGCAGAGACCGGGAAAATTGGCGAGGACTTCTATTTGATAAAGGGAAAAATCAGTGGGGATTGGCGGAAAATCTACGTGGAGAAGGTGAGAAAATTATGACCAAACGGTATCAGATAAGCGAGGCCCAATTCAACCGGCTACTCGATAAGACCCGGATCTCTAGAAACACCCGGAGAGGGCTTAAAAAGGTGCTTGTACATGGGAAAACCTACGAGGAGAGCGGGTTCACAAAGCAATTCATCTATAAAAAGATCAAAAGGATCAAGGAGTTAGCGAAGGAAGAAGGGCTTGAGATTTTTCATTGAAATATCAGTGAAAAGGGTTTACTTTCTCGAGAGATGGACTATAATTATTGATAGTAGTTAAATAAATCAACCCCGAGGAGAGCGCGCCATGTATACTGTAAAACAAAAAATCAACAAGAAGGTAACCAAAATCATCGACCAATTCGCTACTATCGGCGAAGCCGAAACCTTCATCACCGGAACCAACTATTTCATCCACTTCAGCGCCGACGCTATCAGGGCCCAGGGCAATCCCCAGGAGACTTTCTGGAACGGTAAGAACCCCGAGTCAGTAAGCCAACTCAACGTCGCTATCGACGGACGCACCTGGTGTGAAATAAGAGAAAATATGTGTCCAGCCCTTGATGATTGGCGGAAGCTTCAAAATGCTTACTATCGCTACTACAACGACGGTGACGGTTTTGTAAATAAGCTCCGCCATCTAGCGAACCGCCATGGGATTGAGATTACCGGGTATCATACCTCACGCGATTTCCGCAACCCTATTCTGGAAGATAAACTCGAGCAGCTCGCCGACGTAGTATTTGCCGCCGCGCTCCGCGAAAAAATCGCAGCTTAATTCGAATATATAACAAGGAGACAAGACCATGACTAATAAAATGAAACCTTTTGACTGTGAAGATTATTTTGGGTTCAGTGGCGCTGAATCGACCGACAATCACGAACCTCATCTAGCTTATATAGATTTTAGCAATAGTAATAATCCAGAAGAAAATCATTACTATGTAATAATGGCGAATGATTTAAATGCTGACGAAGATGAAGATGCCCCAACGATTGAAATTGGAAATCCGGGAGAGGATGAAATTTGTTTTAAAAAAGAATTTCAAACAGCAAGACAAGCCCTCGATTTCGCCAATCATCTTTTATTAAAAGTTGATGGCAAAACGAAGTCCGAAATTGACGCTGTGTTAAATTACCTTAACTAATCCCCCAGACCCAAAAGGATAAGACCATGAGCAATATGAGCTACTGCAGATTTCAAAATACCCGTAATGACTTCCAAGATTGCCGATACGCTATGGAAGAAATCTTGGAAGGAGGCGAAGAGCCATTGTCAGGCGAAGAACTCGAAGCGGCAAAACAGTTACTGGACGATGCTGTTGAATTTGTGATGCTGTTTTCGGAAACTTTGAACATTGATTCAGGAAACATCGAGGACCTCGGATACCAAGGCAGCGTGAAGGATGAAGTCCACCATTTGATGAGCGGTGAAAAAATTAAGTAACACCAACCAACTAAGAGGATAAGACCATGAACAAAGGCAAAACATTAACTCAGCTGGCAGTAGAAATCGAAAGACGCCAAGAGGCCAAAGTTGACTATGTAGTCGATACGCGTGAACTTGAATTCCTTCAGATAGGTGAAGAGGAGAATAAAACTTTTGCGCTGAACGTTCCCGGCCAAGGCTACTATGGGATAGCTGATCACGCCCATCATCAACTAGCCAACAAGCTGGGAATCCCCATGCCGTATTATCGCCGCATGATGTCTCAGGCTCCCGAGCTACTGACCGACAACGTAGCGCATTGGCTACATGATGGTGATGATAAGCGTATGATCAGGACCCTTGACCAGAACGTTCGAGCCGTCCTATCGAATCGCTACAAGCGCATTGAGAATGAGGATATTCTTCAAGCAGCCCTTCCCGCTATCGAGGAGCAAAAAGACGCGATAATCTTATCCACGGAAGTCACTGATTTGAAGATGTACGTGAAAGTTTTATTCCCGTCCCTAGAACAGGAAATTAAAACGGGTGACACCGTTCGTCCCGGTGTAGTAATTTCGAACAGCGAGGTGGGCGCCGGGAGTCTAAATGTTCAGGCATTCTTTTATCGCGACTTCTGCACAAATGGATGCGTGTTTGGGCAAGGCGATTTATTTGGCCTGAAAAAGACTCACCTTGGTCGAGCCATCAGCGTGGATGATTTTGAAGTTTATCGCGATGATACTATCGCGGCGCAAGACCAAGCAACCTTGCTACAAATTCGTGACGTGGTATCGGTAGCCTCGAGCGAAGATATGTTCAACAAGATGGTCAATAAATTACGCCAATCAACCGAAGGTCCGCAAATCGAAAATCCAGAAGCAGCCGTTCAAGTTCTCGCAAAGGCAGTCGGACTAAATGAAACGGAGCGTGGTCAGGCTTTAATTAATTTAATCGAGGACCGGGACATGACCCGCTGGGGCGCTCTGAATGCGGTTACTAAGATTGCCAATGAATCGGAATCTTACGACCGTTCGAGTGAGTTGGAAAGCTTGGGCGGTAAGATCCTCGAGCTATCTATGCGGGAATGGGGAACGATTGCTCAAGCAGTCGCAGCCTAATATCAACGGCCAAGGACGGCCATCAACGAGGATAAGACAATGGCTAGTACAATGAAAATAATCCCAAGAGATAAGACCAAAGTATGGGGCTTTTGGGCAGATGATGAACAGTCCAAGAAAATCAACAAAGCAAAACGGACGATTGAGGACAACCAAATCATCCCAAAAAACAAATAGGAATGGGATGATGTCTTGTGATGCATTTTTCATCTCCCGGTTAATGGGCGAGCAAATCGAAATAATACGCGCTACAAATAAGCAATCCCGTTGGCGCGCATTGTTTCGACGCGCTGATAAGGAAGCGATAGAGGAGCTTTGCGTGTTACAAGAAAAGCTGCACAAGATATTATCAGAAGGAGTCCCGGAAGAATGCATCAATGGCGATATACCAAAATGGTTAACATTTCAAGCAGATTAGTCGAGGCGTATCAGAGTCAGCCGAAAAACTCTGCAATGAGAATAAGGAGAATGCCATCATGGACTAATTTAAGCACCACCTAAAAAAAATAGAAACCAAATTGCCAAACGAGAAGTACGGATGCGCCTTAATCCTGAGGCGCATCCAACCTAGGAGAAGCACGATGAAAATATTAATGGCGATAATTATTACAGTGGCATTGGCCGGTTGTAATGATGAGGAAATCGAAAACACCAAGGACATGATCGAGGCCATCGCGAAGGAGCAAGCCACCGAGGCTGTTTGTAAAAAGGCTGACGAATACTTCCTCAAGAAGTGTGTTGGGGATCTCGACGCCTTAACGCAAGTCGGTTGCGATGAACTCAAAAAGGCGATGCTTGAGCATTGCGTGGTAGAATAATCATGCCACGGATAAAAGGCTTCACCCTAATCGAATTGATGGTTGTTGTAGCAATTTTAGGCATACTCGCATCAATTCTTATTCCAGCAATCCAAGAACATCAGGAACGCCAGGAAGACAAAGCTGATACATTAAATCAAACTGAAAATACAGAGGAGCTAAAATGAAACCGTTACTATACATAGCAATTGTACTATCGCTAGCATCCATGAACGCCGGGTGTATTTCTCCGAGTAAAATTGAAGCGGGTGAAGAAGGTGTATTGATTTATAAGCCGTGGATATTTGGACATGGCGGTGTTGATGCCGACCCGATAACGACTGGCTTAACTTGGACTGTATGGTCCACTGGAGTCACGCGTTACAATATCAAACCAATGAAGGCCACAGAGCCATTTAAAGATGTCACTGCCTCGGATAACGTAGCCATTGATTTCAATTCCTACTTAACGTTGCAAATTCAAGAAGGCAAAACGCCCATATTGCATGAAGATAGTGGCAAGGAATGGTATAGCAATAAGGTGAAAGATTATTACCGCACTGTGGTCCGTAACGAGGCCCGAACAAGATCATCCATTGAATTGCGTATCAGCCCACAAGCTATAAATGATGCCCAACAAAACATCCACGACATCATGGCCAAGTATCTTAAAGATATTGATTTGCCTGTCAAGGTTGTTAAAGTTGTTATTGGCCAAGTTACTCCACCGCAAGATGTACTTGACGAAGCGGAAAGAACAGCTGCCCAAAAGCAACGTAATGCGACGGAGAAAGCGAGAGCGAGCGCTGAACTAGATCGTAAACAGGCTGAGATAAATAAGGCGTTGGCAGATAGGGCTTATGCGAAGCAATTCAAAATGACCACTGACCAGTTCCTAGAGAATAAGCGCCTGGATATTATGCAACAAGCAGTGCTGAAAAAAGACGGCGATATATCATTGATTATGAATGCTTCGAATGCGACGCCAATATTCAATGTGAAGTAGTAATTTGTAATAATGTAATGTAACTAGCTGGCGGAAGATTCCGCCAGCTATTTTTAAATAAGGAGAATCAAATTGGAACAGCTAACATTAAAGCCGATTACATCGCGGAGTATAACAACAAAGAAAAAGCCCAGATACTTCCGTTGTAAAAACAAAATCAAAAGTCGCGATGGGAAAGGAACACGGACTTTTGAATCAATCAACCTGGCCAAGAAGGAATCCCGAAAGCTACAGATTGAAACTGACGGTGGGCTAGGCCGTGGATGCCTCGTTGTCGTTGCCAGATTGCCAAGGCGAATCCGGTGAGGTTTTTCATACCGGAAGGAAACCCAACTGCTGTCTATGATTCTATAGAGAATGTAATGTTTCACTTGGCGACTATAGAAGAAGCCCATGCGCTACTCGGATTGCTAAATGATCTTTCAAGTCAATGACATTGTCCGATACGGATACAATAATGGCAAACATTCTTTAATACGTTTGCTGCGATACAATTCGCGCTTCCGTCGTTGGTACGGTGTAGAATATTCTGGCAAAGAAATAAGAGTACAGGTGCATGGATTAAGACCCGCGAGCCCGGAGGAAATTAAAATGTTTGAGAGGGATGAAAGAATGATGACTGAATATAAAAAATATATAATTGTGAAAAATATCGGGACAGGGGAATATGAATGTTTGACCTTTCCTGATGACCAACTACACCACGATGTGTATATGGATTATGTGCCGAAGCAAAAAGCGCCAATTGTATTAATGTCAGCAGGCTTTTATTTAAAGTCACCCGGTCGCCCGGTAAAGGCTTTTGGTGCGAGTGAATCCCTCGGCATTGGTTCGCGTCCGGAGGAAGATGCCAAGATCATTGAGGAATATTTAAATGGAACCAACATACCATAAAGGCAATAGCACCAACCACGGCTGGTACAGCGAGGAGAAAGGCGTGCCAATTGGCACAATACGAATGATCCATGGCAATTTGTATTACGCATGGACAGAATTAGACAAAGGGCTTTTCAAAAAGCCACGTGTGTTATGGCGATTGGTATTCCCTTATAAAGACAAACTTTTCACCAACCCGAGATTGTGCGCTGTGCCCGATCTAAAAACGAGGAAATAACATGACTCATAAAATACAAATCACGCTCGAGGGAAAAACCCTCAAAACTTTTTTCCAAGTGATAAATATCGCTAACAAATTCCTAAAGAATCGACGCGACAATCACCCCATGTTCGCGGAAGATGTCGAAATGGCAAAGGCAGTTGCTATGGGCTATATGCTTTTAATGACGGAAATCCATAACCAAAATGGAGATGCTGCGCGAAAAGCATATGAGGACTTCATCGAATCCATGAAGGAGGAGCGAGATGAAATGCCAAATCTGCGAGGGTGAGCTACATTTCCGGTGGACGGACTCTCACGGCGTAGGAGCGTGCACGCGCTGTGGGGCTCCTTATCGGTTGTATCACTACGCGAACAGCGGAGAGCGGCTGGATAAGGAGCCGGAATTGATGATTTTACCCGATTATATAGCCTTAGCTAAGGAATATTGGGAAAAACACCACCGAAACGTCGCGCCGGGGGCCTTCAACATGCCTGGAAGCTCCTACGAGGTTGCTACAGGGGAGGACTTCGAAACATTCGCGGCATGGATTGAAAAAATTGATTTACCAACCAACGAGGAGAAAAAGCATGAAGATTGATTTTAACAGAGTACTAATCGACTTAACCGGAGAAGAAATATCAGAGTCAGCAAAGGAGCCTGATAAAAAAGCCACTTTGAAATTCATCACGATGCAAGCTTTGATGAATAACGTTCGAGGCGACGAGAGCTTGTCCGGTCACGATAAGTTCAAGCAATACGAACTTGCTCAAAAGGTAAACACAGGAGTGGTTGAACTTACCGCCGAGGAGATCGCTTTAATTAAAGAGCGAATTGGGTTAGCATTCCATACCGCCATTATCGGTCCCGCTTATCAATTATTGGAGGGAATGCCTGAGCAGTAAAAAATGAGCCTCGAGACATCCATGGGGAACATATAGATTCACGTCTCGAGGCTCAAACTTTTTAAATACCAATCTCAGTTAACTTACAACTCACCAACCAGGTTATATCTTTACTCGCCTCGCCCGTCACTTCAATCTTCAATGCCTCGTTCGTATCATCAGCCGTCACACTAAACGTCCAACCCGAGGCAGCAGCATCATTGTGGGTGCTGACTGTAGTTATCGTACCAATCAATGCTGTGTTGTTCGATGCGTCCCGTTTTATCGCTCCCGTAACAACTTGTATTTTTGAATCACCAGCAGTCCCTGCACCTCCGCCGGTCTGACGTCCTACCATTGTAATAATAAAGCCCCAAGTTGTACTGGCGCGCAATATAGCGCGGGCAGAGCCACCATCCAAAAACAATTCAGTGGCAGTAGCATCAGTCGTTGTATTATAATATTCAAGAAATGATGTTTGTGCATAATCTATAAAGTGTGACCCCTGAAAAGAAAGTTGACCATCTAAATAGGATTTTGAATGGCCAATAACCATTCCACTGTCCGCAGTTACACTGCCTAAACGTCCTATGACTACGGCATTGCCAGCGCCTACTGCAGTTGCGTCTTCTCCAATACATATATCTCCATTATTTGGAGCATCAGCATTAGCGCCAATTGCAATTGCACCATTCGCTACCGCTCTACAATTATATCCAACCGCAACAGTTTGTACTGATGATGCCGTTACTCTCGAACCGAGCGCAACGCTATTTGCTCCTGAAGCTACTTGTGTGGCAGCAGATCTTGTTGATTGAATACATAGAGCATCCGTTCCTCTAGCATTTCCTGCGATGCCAGCACCTTGTACTTCTATAGCTCCGTGGGCAATTGTATTCCCAGAGCTATTCAAAGTTATATCCGTTTCCCCTTCGCGACCAATAATTAAATCATCACTAACTACACCAATATGATAATACTCATAAGTAGTATCATGATCAGCCGCTGTATATAATTGAGTTTTACCGCCGACTGTTGAAGCAGCAGCATGACCATAAACTTCTATAACACCTGCAGTAGTATCATCAACGCCAACTTCCAACGGATTAGTGGCACCGGAACCACCAGTACCATAAATTAATGGGCGTTCATCTGTTATATTTGCATTGAGTATCGATGTCTGACTAACAACCAACGCCACCTGACATACTGGGAAATGGTCTGAGGTATAGGACGGTGGGACCGGGCTCGCTGCTTCTGAACCCGCGATGATATTATATAGCCCTGTTGTTTTATTAATGGCGATTCGATCTATACGAGGATTAGTCACTGGTGCTGTAATCGTCGTAGTTGTCTGCTGCGCCTTCAACGTGAAAGTAGTTCCATCATAAATCCGACCAGCATCAATGAGTACTGTCATGTCTGGAGTAGCAGCTTCATGAGGCGCGAAGCTACCCGCAATCTCATTAAGCACTTGTATAGAACTATCAATCTCAATTTTATATGTTACATTCGAATCAGTAGTTGTAAAATTTGGTTGTACGAAAGTTTTTACAGTCATGTTTATATCCCCTCTGCTTGCCAATTAATATTACCGGCTTGCGCTGTACCGCCTGTGTCATATAATCTAACGTCAAAATCTATTGCTGTTATATTGTCGATTGTCGGTAACAAAGGCGTTGCGCCTAACGGTTGAACAGTAATTGATACTGGTGCATTATGAAAACGATTTGGAAATGTAATCGTCTGCCCTGCTGAAATTACAGATACATTGGAAGCGCTTTCTATTTTTGTATTATCATCAAGCCAAGTATTAAATTCATGAACAATAGGAACAGCAGCGCCTATAGTAAATTTCGATTTGAAATATCTTCCAATGGCATGCGCTTTTGTCCAAAGTTCAAAACCGTCGTATGATCCCGCATCTAATTTATAATCCAATTCGAATTTTTGTATACCAAGATAATTCTCACCGGGTCCGAGACTTTTTGCTAAAGACATCCAAACACGAATATCACTATCATAACCAAGATCAATTTCTGGCGCTTCATAACTGGCCGTCGGATATGGGTTTGGGACAAATTCGTCAAACGTTTCCCAGCCAACTTCTGAAGGATCTGTTTGGCTATCTACTATTAAAAATCCATCAGGATGTTTGATAAAATTAGTTAATGTTCCAGGCCATTGTTTAGATTCTGTTTGATGAATGATAGTTAAATAATCTGACGTGACTGCTTGGTCTTTAAATGTAGCATTAATCGAATAGGTTCCCTCATTATCAATTGCTTTTATATAAAAACGCCAAGTGCCTTCTGGAATATCATTTGATGTATAACTTGTTACCAATCCGACTTTATCAATTATAACTGCTGTTTCCCAAGTGCCCGTCGTTTCGCCATAACGTAATTCATAAGCTGTAAGGTCTTCATCAGTCACCGCTGTCCATGAAAAATTAACTGCTATCCCTGCTTGAACAACATTTAACGTAGCCACATCACCAGGCGGGGTTGGTACATCCAATTCTGGAAAAACCCATTCTGGAATAAAAATAATTCTATGACTACTATCTACAGCAGGAATATAATTATCTGTATATCCTTTATTCAATGATGTTCCTGGGTCCGGTGTTAAAGTCCACCAGTCTGGAAAATCTGGAGATATAATTATATACCCAACTGAATTTGGGCCAATACTTTTCCAAAATAATTGCCTCGGCGCGGGCAATGGCTCTATTCCGTGATTGGCAATAAAGGCTCCATTTAATGTATCTGGAATAACGGATGATGAACCATCTAATAATACTAGCCAATTCCCCGTAGAACCACCGCCACCACTTCCCGCGTATAAAAAAGTTGAATGCGAATGCGGTTTCGAAGTACCGCCAATAGAACCATCACCACCGCTCAAATCAACATTTCCACTGGCGCCAAATGAAACTCCTCTTGTTACCGTCATGAGGCCAGTTCCGCCATAAGCGCCGGTCCCTCCGTCTGCAACTTTTGGTGGCGATTGATTTTCTGGTGGCCCACTCCCTGTGGGATAATGACCATAGTATAAATTTCCGCCTTTACCACCAGACGTTCCCCAAAGCTCTGTCGGCAATCCCGTCAACTTTTCAAGTATCGGATTATATTGAACATCAAAAGTCGATAATGCGTGAACGCCAGAATCTGTTAAAGGGCGCTGATCAGTTGCCATATCAACAACCAATACCTTACCACCTTCAGTCAACGCATTTGTTTTAATTCCACCAGCCGGTTTCGTCGCACCGGAGTATCCAATATTGCCAGAAGTCGTAGCCGTTCCGATTAATCCTTGATCATTCCCGCTAATGTCTCCATTTATAGTTAAGTGGCCCATGACACGTAGTTGAATATTTTTTGTTATATTAAATATTACATCCGCATCAATAACAAGATCCCCAATGTGATAATAAATCGCACCATCTGGATTATGTATGTCAGCATCGCCACGAATTGTACTTGTCTGTTTTATATGTCCAACACCACCAAGGTTTTCATAATCATTATTAAAATCATAAAAACCACCGTCTACCCAGGTTGCCAAATTGCGCCCTTCTTTCGAATACCACTCATCAGGAAGAACGCCAGCAGTATCAAACGGAGCATCCGTCACTGCAACTGCGCGCGTAGAGCCAAAGAAATTTAAGGTTATTTCCCCTGTTATCCAATTAACAGAAACTTGCTGAACTTCCATTGATCGATCTAAAGTTGTACCATCCTCAAAATCATCAACGCCAATTAATTGCACCCGAGCAACATCACCAACCTCTAACAGATTTTCTGACGGCAATAATGTAGTTGATATTAATTCAGGAGGCCCAGCATACCTATCTCGAAACGATGAAAACATTGCATACAATGTACTGAACGTATGTCGTGATCCATTCAGCCCTCTAAACTTTACAACATAAGGTTTAGAAAGGCCATACAAATCGACGCTGTCTGAATCTATAAGTGCATTGGTACGAGTGTATCTTTCTCGCGCATCAACCCAATTCCAATCAATACTTATATAATTATAAATTTTATCAAAGCTATGCGTTAATTGAGAATGTTTTATAATATTACTTTCATCAAGAGTTCTAATATATGCAGCATCTTTAAGAATACGCGTCATTCTTTTTAGGCCAAGTGCACCATCCGCGTAAATCGGAGAAAATGCGCCAAACAATAAAAGTAATTCCTTCTCAATAAATTTTTTCCCATCCTGTTTCTTTAAACCTTCGAATGTAGGAATAAAACCATCATCCGTCGTAGTATTCCATAAATCATTCCCAATGCCTGTGAAGTCTGACAATCTAACATATTGTATATCCACTCCCAAATGCCAAGTCGGCGGTAAAGTCCCTGACTGATTATACATAACTCCAGTAAGCAAAGCATATATTAATTTAACTGCCGGCATTTCCAAATAAACATATTCTTCAACAGGCGTTCGCCGGTCTTCAGAAGATGACGGATCTATACTATGCTCAGCAGGTTTTGTATTTAATGCCCCACGCTGACAACCCGTAAATGATGCTGATGTTATTCCTGTATAACGAATTATCTCATCTTCAATTTTAATATAACCAACAGTCTGATCTGGAGCGTCAGTAAATGTAGTGCCATGTTCCAACATCACAAAACCAGTCGTAAAATATACCGGAATAACATCAACAATATCATCAACGCTATTTGACAATGTAGTTTTTGCTAAATCAAAAATATCTTTCCGAGCAATGCGCTGGACATCTGAACAAGTGAATGCATATTCATTTGGCCTATAGGTAACTTCATCAATGAGCTGTGTTTGAATTAACGAGTAATCAGCCCACACTAAATCCTTGAAGCCAATATAAGCCCTTATCCTTTTTTGTTTAATTGCTTTTCCAGCAACTTGTTTAGTATTAAGTAAATCAGATATCGCATCATTTTTATTTACAGTAGTGAAATTGAATGTGCCAATACTTGAAACGGCTCTATCTGGATTTAATTTTTGACTTGTTCCTGAAATATTTTTAAGAACATTATAAATAACTGTTGCTGCGGCAGGCGCAACGCCGTCCGGATGAGAGGTGAAATAAACAAGATCTGTACCAGCATCATCAAAAGCAATTTCTACTGTAATGCGAACTTCTTTTGATTTTTGTATATTTAAATTAAGATAATTATCAGTGACAGTTCTCATGGCTCTACTCTAATCTTGAAAGTGGCTGTATACTGAAGAGTCCCACTAACACGAGCAATTGAAGGCGTGTCCTGTAATTCGCAAGCGAAAGGCGCGACAGGCGCCGCAATAGTCCCATAAGGGTCGAGCGAAAATGACTCATTGGCTTTAACTGAACTGAAAAATTGAAGCCAGAAAGGGAGTTCTGCTTGGGTAATATAATCAGTGACAATTGTCCAAAAGTCTTCTTCTTTATTTAATATAACTTCACGCGCGCCACCTAATGAAGTTGACTCGTTTTTATCATCCTGAAAAGACATGTCGAGTTGATGCGCAGCAGTTTCTAATGAAACCGTTTGTCCCAAGCCGTTATAATAACCAACTATGCTTATAGACGGCCCAGCAGATTCATCCGTTATAACAGTCACCACTTCGATTTTCGAAGCGGATGAATCTGCTGATAATTGATGCCAACCTGAATTCGCTGTTGACCCAGTGACTTCAACCCATTGCCCTGATAATAATCCTGATAAATCCGTTGTGGTTGAATTTATAGAACTATCAGAATTGGCAAATGAAATATCAGTTTTTGTTAATTCTGAAAACCCAGTTGGATTAATTCTTCTTTTTACGTCATAAGTAATCGCAGTCATGATGTAAGCTCCAATCCTTGCCGGCTATCTGCGCTAAATAAAATCCTGTCCCCACGTTCAATAGCTTCCTGTAATTGATCAAACACTTGATTAACTAACCCAACAGAAACTGTATCTTCACTACTACCAGTTAAATTAATAGTTGTTGTTCCTCCGGGAGCTTGTGCTGTTCCTGTTACTGTTGCTGCGGCATTCGTTGGTGCTACTGGTGGGGCTCCTCCGTTAAATGCGCTGCCAGTCGCTACACCACCGCCCCCAACAGAGACACTACCACCCCCTCCAAATTGAGCCTTACGAATATTATCAATTTGAACTTTAGTAGCAACAGCAGCCGAAGCAGCAAACGCCGCACCGAGAATTGGCCCCCCAATCTTAGCGCCGGCTGCATAGGAACTTGTGATTGCCTCGAAACCTTTTACCAGAGCATTAGCAATCGAAAACTTCTTACCAATTTCAAATTCCTTCTTAGACGAGGAAGACATCAGCTGTGCCAAATTCCCCGTGAGGCTTTTAGCTATATTGAATTTGGCTGCTGATAATGCCTGTTCCTGTTTGAGCAATTCTTTTTTTGATTGCGCCTGTAATTCAAGTGCACTAAGTTCCGCATCCAATGCAACTTGGTCATCATCTCCAAATCTGTTTGCCTCTTTTGCGGCTGCTATTGCTTCAGAAGTTAATTGAATTTCAGCTTGCGCCTCTTTCAATGATTCTTTTAATGCATCTGAAGGAGGCGGAGCGCTCAACAAAGCTTGCAACGCATCTGAAGTTTCCATCAATTTAAAAGTAGATACTTCAGCCCATAATTGCAAATCTTCCGAGGGCTTCATATCAAAGCCAGGAATTTTATTTACAAAGAAACTAAAGGAACGATCAAGCGCAGCAACTTCATTAATAATCGCGGCAAGAACAGCCGTCGCACCTAGCTTTAATGTCTCCCAAGCTATTTCAAAATATTGCATAGTGTCAACAGCAACACCAATAATATTAATAACCGTTTCAAATCCCGAACTAATGCTGTCTCGAAAGCCGTTGGCTTCAACAGCAGACTCAACGAACCGGTCAGAAATTAATTTTATAAATGGGGCAACTGAAATTGCTAATGTGTTGCCAACACCTTTCATAACAGCTTTGGCTTTCGTGAAAGCATCATTAGATTGCTCAATAGAAGCGGCATCGACTCGACTAATAGCAATGCCCAATTTCTCTGCTTCTTCTTTTGCTTCGCGCAATCCTTCGCTACCAAGCGCCAAAGTGTTAATCAATTTGGTTCCACGTCCGCCAAATATATCATAGGCAATTGCAGTTTTTAAAGTTTGATTTTCAACTTTATTTAAGGCGTCAGCAATAGTCGCAAATTGTTCATCCGGAGATAGTTCCATCAACCTTTCTGTCGAAAGATTTAATGTTTCAAAATGTTGGGCATAGGTTTCCAATCCTCGATTCGCATCAAAGATGGCCTTCTGTTGTTTTACAAGGGACTTATTTAATGTTTCCTGTTGAACGCCTGTAAGTTCTGCTGCGTGTTGTAATCCCGCAAGAGCTTCCGTTGTAATGCCGAGTTGATCTGCGGTCTTTGCTAATGCGTCTGCGGATTTTAAAGAGGATGCTGTAAGCGCACCAAAGCCTCCCACTCCGGCCAATGCCAACACGGCAGTCTTGGTACCAAAAAGTGATTTGCGCATTTTCCCCAACGAGGATCTAACCGCAGCAAATGCCTTTTTGGTTTTGTTCTTGGCTCTTATATTTACAGTTGTGTCAACAGCCATTTCACAATCCTCGACGTTTTAAAAAGATCATTGCTTCCAAATAGAAATTTGGTTGATCAAGCAATCCACCTCCCTTAAGCAACACTCCCTGTTCATATTGCCTATACCAATCTATCAAAGTCCAACTATCGTCCGTCACCATTGGCAATAAGCATATGTTGGATACAATCAGCTCCTTGATCTCCCATTTCGGATAAGGTGCTGGATTGCCTTCATTACAATACTTATGTTTACATTTATCGCAATTGAATTGCCCTTTGTCATCCTTTAAAATTTCAATTGCGATTATTAGTTTTTTTCTTCCTCCTCCGTAGCAGAACTGCGATTGACAATCTCAGCTGCTAAATCGCTAAGAATTTCCATTGGCAGATGGCGTAGATTGAACTTGGTAAATTTAAGTGGCTTTCCATTAGCATCAGAAATATTCTCCCAACCTACAACACCCTCGTGAATTGCAGCTTTCAATCCAATCCCAGTAAGCTTTAATTCACCATTGCGATCTTGATCTGTCTCCGCAAAAACAGCCATATGAGTTTCCCCAACCAAAGGCCTCAATTTGAATTTTGCTGGCTTGTCTTCATCCTTCTGAGAATCTGGAAGATACCAAGATGAAATTACTTTTGTATCAATTGTTAATGCCATTGTGTTCCCCTCGCTTTGTTACGTGAATAAAAATTGGACCTCATCATCTGTAGTCGATTCAGCCATGCCGCAAGTTATATCAAGCGTTCTTATTGCGTCTCGATCTCCCGGTGCTATGTCCCGATAATAAATGACGGGTTGCGATATTTCATAAATATTCCCAGCAGTAGCACCAATCGAGCCAGTCGTCATAGCAAACTTAGTTCCCGCGCGGAAATCAGCATCAAACGGCTGAGTAGCGACCAACTGATGCTCCGGGTCGAACGAGCCGGCAACATCCCGGCCCGTAATGCGAACTTCACCATATCCATCAGCAGCATTAGGACTTGGAGCCAACGCAAGCGCATTCGCCATATCGAAAGTGAGCGTAGCAATCACCGCCGCATACCCGCCTAAATCGAAAGCAGCACCGATAAAGGGAGTTGGAACAGTAGAATCATACGTAGCAGCCGGCAAAGCCACATCTGTAACAACGGAGACATGCCCTGTCATTGTAAAACTTAGCTTCCCTACTTCCCCTACAGGTAGATTGACGCTGACGTTTCCTCGAGCCCCTGTAAGCTTCATCAGGGTCCCATCTTGATAATAATAAATGGTTGCTGATTTGATGGCGGTCGAGGCTGGATCGTAAGCGACAGAGACGCCTGGGTCAATCGTTTCAGCAAATCCAGAAGCCTCCAATAGGTCCCCGAACTCAGGAGCAGTTCCCGCGACTCCGGAGCCCTTAATCTCAACATCAAAAGTAATAGTTCGTAGCATCCCCCCATAAACATGTGGCAACTTACCCAACGAGGCTCTTACAGCGGGACGTTCATTCATCCGTAACCCTTCGTTGGCCCAATTAAGATTCTCAACCAGAACAGCATTGGTGGCTGGAACCGGAACAGGATCTGTATTGTAGGTCACTTCCTCTATGGCGAGGATGACTTCACGATTCGTGATCATCTTTCTTTCCTCCGCTTTCTTTCAATTTGCCTTTGGTAGCATCTTTCTTTTCCGAGGAGGAAGATGACCCCTCTTGAGCGCCACCGCTTCTTGGTTTGACTTCTTTACGTTTTCGATCAGTCATGTCAAATCACCTCTTGCTGTTCTATACTTAACAACATAATTGAGTCGTTGTATCGCGATAGGTTGCGCACCATCCGGGCTCAAGGTCGGTTCACTCGCGGAAATTGCATCCAAATCAATAACAATAGTCGGCAGCCCAAGTGTGTAATCAGCGAAAAGCGCTGCGTGAACTTCGCCTCTTATAGTATTTAATAATTCGTCAACTTGAGAAGTCGTCTTCACCCTCGATTCAACAACAACTTCCAATACCCAATCATAAAAACTATTGCTGATCATCTCTTCAACAATGTCTGCCCCCATAAAAATTGCCAATCCAGGCAACTCAACTGAAGACGAATCATAAACTTGTGCCCGCACTACATTACTCCCAGTTGTAGTTAAGCCTGTAAGCGTAGTCACTACAGCGTCCATGATTTGTTCAGTTCTCATTATGGCTCCTCGAGTATAAGTAGAATTAATCCGGTGCCGTCTGGTTGATGCCCAACCACTGTATAATCTATAGCATTAATGGTAATGGTACTACCATGTGCTACAGAAGGAACATCAGCAACAGGGCAAAGAAAAGTCGGCCTTGTTGATTCAACACCATTTACTGCTACAAATAAATCTTCAAAAATGCCAATGACAGAGGCAGCAAGATACGTCGCTGTTGTAGCGTGCTCATCAGCATTAAAGAATGCTGAAAAATCTTCTGTCATTGGCATAATACTTTTCCTTAAGTAAGCGTATTTACACCGACGTTGATCTTGACCAGAATGGTGTCGCTAGTTGTCGCGCCTTTCGTTTCCATCGCAACACAACCAAGGGTCAGATCGCCTGACGCTGGAGTAGCAGCATCGTCATCAATTTCACTAACAGATGAATCATAAGTCACCGTCTCACCAACGCCAATAACAGCAGCATCAACTTTAGGTAATGCGTAAACACCCTCAAGTTCCAGGACGATAGTTTCACCGGAAGCAGCAGCAGCGGTTTTTGCGATACCTAATAGAGTACCGACTTGAATCATGTCGCCGGCAGCAACCGCGCCCGAAGTTACGTAATTGAGTGTTTGGCCTGGGCCTGAATAAGTTTTCATAATATTTCCTCTTAGTTAAAAATGACCAAAGGAGGTGATAAAATCACCTCCTTCAATTATTAGCTATTGCCTTTAACACCACCACGCCATTCCATAGCAGCAGTGCCATAGTCCAGGCGAACTTTCCACATGATACCATCAATCGTGAAACCCAGTTGCGATTCCAAGTATGGAGTATCAACACCATCCAAGAAAGCAACCTCAATCACAGGAGCCTCATTTGGATTCGCAATCATATACCACTCGGTTGCACCCAGGCGAGGTTCAGTAATTAATTCTGCAATATTACGAATTGGATTTGGTTTCTTGCTGTTTGCTTGGCTTGGGTCCGTTTCAGAAGCAATCAAAACATTCAACGTATCTTCCTGTTCAACACCCGCCAGGATATAAGCAGGCTGAATATTCAGGAAGTCATTTTCATCCACATCTTTCTGTTTCCGCATTAGGGTCCGAGCAGCACCCAAACTTGTAGCAGAAGGAACGGCACCTGTTGGAAGATTAGCATGATCATTTAAATCAAACAAAGCGATTCCATCATTCATAAGTGGATTACTTTGCAACAGGGCATAGGCATCAGCACCAACAGTACGATTAGCAGCGCGTCCCATGAAGCGGAGAATCCGAATGAATCCACCCAAGTCATCATTAATCATTGCCTGACGAGTAAAGGAGATGGCCTTGCCTTTGGTGGCTGCCTGAATGGTCTCTTTATCTTCACCGAATGAACCAAAGCTATACTCACCACCCTCCGGAATCAAATCAAGTGAATTAAAGGAGCCCAGTTGAATACGGTCGTTGACTTTGAAATCAGACACCTCGCCCTTAGCACACCAAGAACTCCAAGTCTCAGGGAAAGTGCCATAAGCCGCACGCAATTCTTTGTTGGCAGTATTGTCCAGCAGATAAGGGAAATCGCTGGAGCTATGAGTAAACGCAGCAGCAACAATTTCCATTTTCGTTTTGCCTCGAATACTTACCCCACCCTTCATCAGACAGGCCTTACCAATTTCCATCAAGGTCGCGCCGCGATATTCATTTTGAGCATCGTGGGTTTTGCTTCCAATCCGCATTTGAAGTGCATCAACTATCTGATTACGGAATTTTTCACGAGCATCAGCAAGCAACTCAATCCGAGTGTCATCAGTACTCGCCGTAGAACTTTTGCCGATAGCATCAAGCAGCATCTTCCGAGAATCCTCAATATTGAATTTCTCATCCAGGCACTTATCCATCAGAACACGATGCTCATCGCCATGAAGATTAAACACCGCACGAATCTCCTTACGGCGAGCATCATCAGCAGCTTCAGCTTTTGCTACAGCCTCATCTGACTTGGCCTTAATCTCATCTGCCTTGGCTTTTTCGGCAGCAGCTATTTCTTCTGGTGTCGGTTTCATATCATTTTCCTCTTCATTGATTTTGCCAGCTGCTGCCGACAAATTATTCACAGACCCATTATCTGAGTCAGCACCTTTTAGATTAGCAGGGTCAAGTATACTACGAGACTCCACTTTTCCAAAATCTTTCGGAATGTTCTTGAAATCATATTTGCTCAAATCAAAGTGGGCAGCGATTTCAACCGCATCCGTAATTTCATCAATAAATCCAAGCTCCAAAGCTTCATCAGAATCCATAACAGTTTCTTCATCCATCATCACTGATATAGTTTCTCTATCGAGCCCAGACTTTTCAGAATAAACTGTAATTACACGTTCCTTCAACTTGTCCATTATCTCTGCTGTCTTTCGAAGATCGCTCGATTCCCCCATACCAACGCCAAGTGGATTATGAATCAATATTAATCCATTAGCAGCCATCAATCGACGGTCACCAGATTGCGCAACGAGGGAAGCCATTGACCATGCTATGCTTTCAACGTCCGTGATTATTTCAGCAGGATGTTTTTTGAGAATGTTATAGATCGCATTTCCTTCAGTCATCGACCCGCCAGGGGAATTAATCCGGACTGTGATTTGTTTAACATCACCAAGGGCTTTAACATCCTTCGCAAAATCTTTGGATGTAATTCCCCAGATACCGATTTCATCATAAATCATAATTTCAGCAGACTGAGTTGCCTTATTATGAATCATCTTGTACCAATTTTTCATGTCCATTCTCCTATTTAAGTCCAATCCACGTATTAAGTGTTAAGTAATTATCTAAAAAAGTCAAAACCCCTTGAGCTATTCCGACAACCGATCCAAGAATATCATACTCCAAAATTAAATGTTTGCCATTTGGTATATTAGTAATTGCTGTAATATCCAAAGTCTCATAATATTGCCCATCACCAAGATCGTTAAGAGCCAAAGATTTTTGAACCCATCCCGAAGTTTTAAAAGTATCGTCATCAAAATCCAAATATGAATTTGTTGTAAGATTATCGCGTACCTTTACAGAAACCGTTAATCCAGTTACTCCTCCTGAATTATTTACTGATAATGAAATTGGAGCCGCAGTTTCAAATCTCGTTATAGAAATTTGACCACCTGTATCTATACTAGCAGCCGCTACAACAGCACCAGCAACCGTAACCGAACCAACAGCACTCGTCGCTTCGACGCCAGTGAGCGCTACAGTTCCAGATTTAGTAAAACCTAAAGAGCCAACAGCACTCGTTCCTTCGACGCCTGTTATTCCAATTTCTACATCTGCGCCCGTCGATACAGAACCGACAGCGCTCGTTCCCTCGACACCCGTTATAGCAACACTCGTCCCAAGGCTTACACTTCCAACAGCACTCGTTCCTTCGATGCCTGTTATAGAAACACTCCCTGATTTAGTAAGTCCAACTGAACCGACAGCGCTCGTTCCTTCTACTCCTGTTATTGGAATAATTACATCACCGCCAGCAGCAACACTTCCGACAGCGCTCGTTCCTTCTACTCCTATTAATGCGACTGAATGAACAGAACCAACAGAGCCAACAGCACTTGTTCCTTCGACGCCTGTTATAGAAACACTCGTTCCAGGGCTTACACTTCCAACAGCACTCGTTCCCTCGACGCCTGTTATTGGAATAGTTACATCACCACTAACAATAACATTCCCAGCAACACTCGTCCCCTCAACACCCGTTAATGCGACTGAATGAACAGAGCCAACAGAGCCAACAGCACTCGTTCCTTCTACTCCTATTATTCCAGCGCTGCCTCCTTTAGTAAATCCGACTGAACCAACAGCACTCGTTCCTTCTACTCCTGTTAATGCTACTGTTCCTGATTTGGTAAAACCTAAAGAACCAACTGCGCTCGTTCCTTCAACCCCCGTGAGCGCTACACTTCCCGATTTAGTAAAGCCTAAAGAGCCAACTGCTGATGTTCCTTCAACTCCCGTTATAGGAACAGTTACGGATATTGACGCGGTAACACTACCAACAGCACTCGTTCCTTCTACTCCAATAATTGCTTTCGAAATTTCTGGAGATACAGATCCAACAGCACTCGTTCCTTCTACTCCAGTGAGCGTTGCCCCAGCACCAGCGGCTGCAACTATTTCTATATAATGGCCAGCATTTTCATCAACTGCATTCCAGTCAACAGTTACCGCAGATGGTGCACCGTCTAATAAATCAATAACGTAATAGGCTTGGTCTGATGTTCCTGATATACCTGTGGCACCATTAAATATATCATTGAAAGTAGCTGAACCAAGTCTATTAGAAGCCGGGTCCCCATCACCCCCTTTAAAGGTACATGCAGCATATAAAGCATTTCCAGCTGATCCTGCGGCTGGAGTGAACACGGTTCCTGCCGCTGTTGAATTATTAACCTTCTCCTGAAGAAAGTTAGTGGCATCAGCCACGCTTGTCGCGACAGTTCCAAGATAATTAACAGCAGTAGACCAAACGGTATCAGTAGTCGAAATAACAATATCAACCGTACCAGAGCCAGCCGTTGGGTTAATAAGTCCATATGTGTATACGCGCACATCGCCGTTACTACCGCTTGCTGTAGTAGCATGAACAAGTGTGAGTGGTTCACCACCACCAAGACTCCATTCCGGAGTTCCAACTACATTCTCACCAGCCTCAAGACCAAAAGATACCAGAGTTAGCGTTGTTCCAACATCAACTGTGTGAGTAATATCAGCAGTCGTGCCATTACTACTTGCGGTGAAAATGCTAGTTGTTACGCCACGTGTGACAGCCATTAACTTATGCCGGGATAATGTCTATAAGTGCTTCTAAATCAGAGAATTTTGTCCGTAATGTTGCTGTATCTGCTGTAGATCGAGTTGAATAGTCCTCTTCTAAATTAGGGCGATCAAAGGTCG